TGCGGCCCCGCGGCCTATAGAGTTTGCAGATACCGCCCGCGCGCGCTCCACAGCGGCTGCCGCAAGGTTTGAACCAAGCGTCCCCGCAGCGCCCGTCATGACATTTGACGCTGCCTGCCCCGAAGCTGACAAACCACCAAGCGTATCAAGGCGCGCGCCGCGCTCAGTCTGATAGCGATTAAACGCGTTTTGATATTCTTGGCTGGCTAAGTCTTGACCGAACCGCTGGATATTCTTTAGTGCGCTGCCAGACAATACGCCGCCGCGCGCGGATGCTGATCGCTCTAGCCCCTTTAGGCCTTCTGATTGGCGGAAAGCATAGCCGGGGTCTAGCGCAAACTGATCTGTGCCAAAAGCCTTAGCGTACTGGCCGTAATTGGCAGCGTTTGTATCGCCGCGCAGCCCCATAAGCTGCATAATTTGATCGCGCGCAAGGCCCCCATCATCAATAAATGGTCGCTGGAATTCGCCCTGCCGCTGATACGCTTGCTCAAGATCACCTCTGGAGGTGGTATAGCCTAGTTCCGTAGCAGCGAGTCCAGCGTCATAACCCCTGTTGGCGTCGGTTAGCGCGGTGTCATACCCCCTATTAAGGTCAGATATGGCGGTGCCGTAGCCGCTATCGACGCTAGATATGGCTTCGCCATAGCCCCTATTGACATCGGACAGGGCGGTGTCAAAACCCCTAGTGGTATCGGTTAGGGCGGTGTCAAAACCCAAATTACTAGCCGCTTGCGCCCCAGCATACGAAGTATTGTACGCACCTTGAGCGGTGTCATAACCCCTGTTTAAAGCTGTTTCCGCGCCGGTAAACCCCCGCTCGTTTGCGTCCCGCGCTTCGGTGTAGCGCAAACGTTCCAAGTTCTGCGCTTGTCTGTTTGCATTAGCCTGCGCCTCTTGCGCTACCGCGGCTGCTTCTTTTGCCGCAGCAATGGACTCAGCCGACGCAGTTTTTTGTGCTTCTAACGCCAGCGCGGATGCACGTTCTTGCGCTGCTGCTGCCGTATTGGACGCGGTCACTTGCGCTTGAGCGGCTTTGCTGGACGCTCTAGCAGATACGACGCCGCCGACTACTGCCGTCCCGACTACTGCTGCTGCTGCTGCTAAACCCATTTTACGCTTCCTTCAGTTGCAAACGGTATGCACTACCGTGATCTTGCGCGCCTAGGCGCTTATATAGCATAGAAATACGGGGACCAGAACCCCTTTTGCCTGCCTCAAAAAAGACTTCGTCAACACCTTTATTTTTTAACTCTTTAATTGCCTCGCGTTGCAACTTCAACCCTAAACCGGGGAACTCTGGCGACGCAAAGAATGTAGTGTTTGTCGCGGACAAAATGTCAGGTGAAGTCAACGATGGCGCTATTAGCGTCATCAGATAACCAAACATACGGCCATTACACCGCGCAGTCATTATCTGCATAGCGCCAACGTCATCCAGCGCGCGCAGGAGCGGCAAGTTTTTATTCTGCCAGTTGCCCGGTGTTTCGCCTACCTGAATAAGATGCTCGTCAAACAGACTGTCGGCATCGCGCACCCAACTATCAAAGTCTTCTGTCTGAAAGGTGACGCCTTCGGGCGGCTCATTAACTTTCGGCGCCAACGCCGTTATAGTCTGGTGCTTGGCAATCGACGCCAGCTTTTCCATTGCTGGTGCGTATGCGTTGTAGTGGCGCAGCATTGCAGGTAAATTGATTTGGATGTTGACAGGTGCCATACGCGCATAGTGGTCAAGATCATGCGGCTGCTGTAGGCAATGCTCAAACACTGCCGCGCAAGTGTCTTCTTCATTTAGGCTGTCGAACGACACTGACAAGACGTTAGGTAGTCGCGCCTCGATCTGGTCTAGGCTGCGGTCCAGCTTCAGCAGTAGCGCGTCAAGACCAGCGCGGTCAAACTGCGTGCCGGCTATCTTCGTCAGACTTTCGGCAACTTCATCACGCGGACGGCGTACAACCAGAACGCGGGCGTTGGGCGCAAACTTGTCTAGCAGCCGCCACCAAGGCGCACCGGCGGTTTCCGCCGTGCCAATGTTAGGCTGCGAAAACCATGCCTGCACATCGTCAATACTACGCATATGCCGTAACTCTTCGTGGCCGCACACCCATTCACCATAAGTCAGAAACTGGGACAGCCAAGCTGAACGCGATCTAGGTAAAGAGAATACGACGAACGGCGGCATTAACTAATCTCGCGGCCAGACGCGCGCAAGTTGACTGCCGCTGCCGCTGACGCAAGCGTAGAGACAAACCCGCCAGACGGCAAGGTGTGGCCTACGATCTCTGGAAAGGTGTATGTCTCACCGGGTTGCAACGTCCGCGTCTTGACGATCAGGTTGCTGTTACCCGTGGCTTCGCTGACCGCTGCCAAGTTGACGCTTACGTTGACCATGCCGCTGCTGAAGTTGGTGGCCGTAAACTTGTCAATGATAGTCGTAGTGCTGCTTGGCGACACATACTGCACTGTCTGCGTGTTTTCCATATTCTTAGCAGGGATGATGTTTGCTGCAATAATTGCCATGAGCCGATCCTATTAGGTTACGTTGCCGGTGACGTAGAATGTTTCAGTGCCAACGCACAGCACTGTAGCTACACCAAACGCCGCGATGGTGCGGCTGCCTGTGGTTGCAGTGCCGCCGAGCCGTAGCGTTGTTCCCGCGCCCTGTGTGAGCGTCACGGTGCTGCCGCTACTGTTGACCACGTAAAACAGGTTTCCTGCTACAAACACACCTGACGGGACTGTAGTGGTCGCAGAAACATACAGGTGCTTACCATCGTCTGAAGCGGCAGCCGTAGTGTTGAGGCTTTGCGGGACGCTGCGATAGCCAACAGTGAACGGCGTGCCGAGGCTGTCATTGACAGTTGACGCCGATGCCATACCTGTGATGGTCTTGTTTGTCAGCGTCTGCGTGGCTGTCAGATAGACGCCGTTCGTCACGGTGCCAGCGTTACCCGATATATCGCCGGTGATAGTGGATGTTGTGATTGTGACGCCAGCGATTGTGCCGCCAGTGATAGCCACGTTGTTAGAGTTCTGGCTGGCAATGGTGCCGTAGGTGTCAATATTGTCAACGGTCCATTGCAGCACGTTGGTGGAAGTTTCCAAGACTACTTTGTAGCTGGACGCAGTAGAAAACCACAGGTTACATTCGCCGCGGGAATCCAGAATAACTGGGTTGGTGTTCGGCGTCGCCGCCGACGCGTCAGTGTACGTCGCCAACGGCGTTGATGTACCGGCTGCATAGGTATAGACCTTGCCGCCGACCAACGGAGTACCGTTAGCATCGAAAAATTGTGCTTTAGGTTGGGGGGCAAGAACAGACATATCTACACCTTAATTAAAGTTATCCGTAACCGTCAGGATGACGGACGGAATTGCGGGGGCAGGGGCAGCAGCAGCCACTGCAACAATTTGGCAGCCTATATCATCAGTAGAAAAAACCAATTCAAAATAATCACCGGCGTTTAGCTTTACCACATAATTGCCTGCGGCGACAACTACCGCGCTACTTCCGGCTAAAGTTACTTTTCTTGCAGAGTTTGCCGCGTCAACACCATTTACTCTGTACCAAATAAAAACATTTCCTGTGCCAACGCTGGCTTTAATAAGTTGCGCGGAAAACTGAAAGTTGTAAGTGCGTATGCGGTCCACAAACACTTGCGATGTAGTTGCGCCAATGTAGACGCCATCAGTTATATCTGTGGTGTTAAGCGTTATTGGATACGCTGTATTGATGACAGCGGCTGTTTGTGTGGTTGTGTCAAAGAACGCGCCGTTGCGGTTGTCTTCAAGTTGTGGCGTGTACAGCGGGGCCAAGTCTTGCCCGAAAGACGAACTTGCCGCCGAGTTAGCTTGACCACCGCCAGTTATAGTAAAAAGGTTAAACAGATACCTGTACCACTCACGCGTAACCGTACCGTTTTCGGTGTCCGTAATCGGAACACGCGACGCGGGGATACGGGTAAGTTGAGTCTCAGGCATTTGTGCCGCTCAGTTGCAATTCAGCGCCGGTCAAGTAAATACGGACAGGATCACTGCCAGACACTTCGTAGACGCGGTCGCGCAGCTTGAGCGTCATGCCAAGCCGGCGCCATATGACGCGGGTGCCTGTTGCACCGATTGGACCCATAGACGCCCAGTGTTCGTTGGACCATGTATGGCCGCCATCGTCGGACCAACGGAGCATGGCCTGCGGATCACTACCTTGGCCTGTTGTTATGCCAACGCCTGTTTCGCACTCAAGTTGCAAGGCGTGATTTGCTGTACGTTTAAGATTGTTCTGGCCGGTCGGCAGCGCGCGCCACGACCGCAACCAACGTTGCGCTATTTCGTTGTCCGCAAAAACATTTAGTTCAAGCGTGTAGATGTTGCCGTTAACGTAGTCGCCGACGATGATGTTGCCTTGGAAGTTACACTGGCAGTTGCTACGGTGGCGCGGGAATACACCGCCAACGCCGGAAGGCGTGAGCGGCTGCACAACGTAGAACGCTTCGGCCTCAAACGATTCGGCCTCAAATCCACCTTCAGACGGCGCAATGGCAGAGTAAGATGACCGCTGATGCCATGCGCCAGTAGCCGCGTCGTACACCCATGTTTCGTCCGCGGACGGGAACGACAGAACGTAGAACGCATGGCCGTCCTGCTGGTAGGTGTAGCCTACCGCGTCGCTCATATCTAGATAGTTTTGGATTTGCCATTCAATCGCGTGCGTGGATATGCGCTGCGCGCTATAGCCAGCCGCACGGTAAATGACACCTTGGCCCCGCGCGTCAGCGCCCAGCCAGAACACGGTGTTATCCATCTTGGCGATGGAGTACGGCGCAGCGCAACCGATTTCGTTAAACGCGCCTTGGATCGGCGACAGCGGAAAGTCTAGCCCGCCAGAGTTGTACCACACTTCGGTGGAGTCAGTGCCAAACACCCAACATTCGCGGTGGTCTACTAGTATGCCAACAACGCCGTCAGGGCTACCTTCGGCGCTGGCAAACTCTAGCGGGTCAACCTGAAAACCGTCAAAAAGTTGCGTCACCCAAAGTTTCTGGCTATCTGGTTCGTTAAACACAAAATAGCCGTCCAAGTATGCGACGGTAACTGCGCCTGGGAAGTCAGGGTCGGTGATCTGCGTAAACGTGTTGAGGGACTCGTCGTAGATATACGAGTCAGGATTGCAGGCAAAGAATATTTGATTGCCGTTGTCGGCGATGGACACAGGGCCAGTGCCGGTTACATCGCCCAGCTTAGTAGGCGCTCCGGTAAGGCTGGACAGTTTGTAGATTTCAAACCCAGACACAACGTAAAAGTCATCGCCTTGTGTTTGGTGCGCCCACAATCCGCGGATCGGGCCATCCCCAACGACTTGCTGAAGCTGCAAGCCGGGGCAACGCTGAATGAACGCAGGCTCTATGCCTGCTTCTGGCACCGCTTCAGGGAACAAGTTTATCATGCGCGCGTTGGCAGCGTTTATTGAACGGGCCACATACGCACTGCCGAGTATGGGGGTCTTCATTAGCCGTTACCCGCAAAGATGTTATACCGTTGGCGGGTTGCTATGAGGTTATATGGCATCGACATGATGTCATCAGGATTGTTGATGCGCTTCAGGTTGCGCTTGGAATACATAGCAATGCGCTGAACCTGTGGCGATGGTTCTTCACCAAACTCAGGCGCTAGTTCGCACGCTAGGTTATAGCGGAACGCACGCAGATAGCCGGGAGGAAACGAAAGGGCTGTGGCAAGCGTTGCTGGCTGTGTCAGTTCTTCGACCGAAATAAAATGCCATTCCAGATTCATTGTTGGGCGCGGGTAAATAAACATATCAATGTCAGGATATGTCATGTTGACATAAATAACTTCAGGAAACGTAGATGTTGAACTTTTAACCGCGATGCCGTCATATTGCGCTTGGTTAATTATCTGAACGCCGTAGCTAACCCCAGTGCCGGTTTCAACAAAATACGTAGCGTCATCCAACAAGATAGGACGGTTGCCAACAAAGTTGCCGGTTGGCCCAAGCGTGCGGTTAATTACACCGGAAGGCCATGTGAAGACTTGGTCTTGCGTAGCGTACACAGCAAGGCGCTCAGTGTTCCAGCTATCAATCATCTGGTTCATGGCGCGCAGTGCGTCTTCCGACGTTTCAGCCGAGGGAGTTTCGCCTTCTGCTAGAACACCTAGAAGCCTAAGCGAACCGTTGATTGTTTCACCAGCCGTAGCCATGCCAAAATCCCCATAAAACCTTTAAAAATGGACGACCCGAAAGCCGTCCAATTTATTTACGAACAGTGAATGATAGCAAAGTTAATTACTATTGCTTCTGACAGCGTACCACCAGAAATGTTACGTAGCGTGATGCTGACAGTGCCAGCAGCCAGCGCGTTAGCAAACACGTTGTATGATCCAGCGGTTGCTTGACCACTGGCGATAGTCAAAATAATAGTGTCATTTGCAGAAATGAAACTATTGTTCAGCGTGAACGTAGCGTTAGTGGCAGTAGCCAACGACGCGTTGTTCATCGTAATAACGCCGGCTGCTTTGTTCAGCGTAACTGCTGTTGACTTGCTGGTAGCCTGCGTAACCGTACCCTGTGCTGCGGCGGTGTAGCCGATTTGTTCGTCGGCCAAAATATATTGTGCGCCAATAATATCTTGGTCGAGGAAAGCAACACCAATAGATTTGTTGTTAGCCATTGATTTTCTCCTGAAAAGGATGCCCCGACCGTAGCCGGGGCAAACTTATTAGCCAGCGATGCGGTACAGATTGTACGTCGTGTCGGCAGTTTTAACAGCGCGGAACAATACGCTCTTAGAAGCAACGC